TGCTAATTTAAGACTTAACTTATTATCCTCTATGGCTTTTAATTTAAGCCAACTTGGTAAGTTTTCATAAGCAAAACGTACTTTTGTGACCATGTTTTTAGCAGTTTCCTGCTTGGTCGCAATACAAAGTATGTTTTTGTCTTTTTGAAATATCATTAACCATAAAGCATAAGCTGATGATAATGTAGATATACCTAATTGCCTAGACTTATTTACTACGTTATACTTATTCTTTTGAAATTGGTATAATACACCTTCCTGGAATGGGTATAGATTAAATTGGATTCTTCCACGCTGTGGATGTTGGATCCAATAATATTTTTTCATAAAATAAACAGGATCTTGAGCACATTTTACAAACTCCTGTTTTATTATTTCTTTAATGTTCTGTTGTTCAGACATATTTTATAATGTGGGTTGTATATAAATATATAATAAAAAAAGAAAACCCGCAAGAAATTGCGGGCTTTCAGGGCACTGTATCCTCGGGAGAAGAGAATATTGTTATTTTTTTAAATTTTATATTATTTTGGATAAATTTCTAATATCAAATCTTGGATCTATTTTGCTTGATATCCAGCCTCTATCAAAAAATCCTAATCCAGTATCTGTTGGTATTAAACCATCTAAATCATTGGTAGCAAAACCACCGCCAGTAATTTCTTTACCAAAATCTATATATAAAGCACCTTTTTTAGAATTTTTTCCTACTACAACACCTTCTAAACCTACTAATTCTTTAAATCCTTCACGATTATTAACTTTAACTTTATCACCAACTTTAAATTTATCTGATAGGTTTTCTTTTAATAAAGATTTTATTTCTTCTTTAATTAATTGTTTTAATTCTGATTTTTTCATATTATTTTGTTATGTATAAATATGTTAAACCACCAATAATAACACTTAATCCAAATTTATTATAAAATCCTTTAATTTTAGATTTTCTTAGATCTTTCTGTAAGTCGGCAGTCATATTTTTATAAGCTAATACTTGAGAATCATAGCTAGTAATCATTTGTTTCCATTGACCATCTTTAACTTCATATTGTTTAATAATAGAAGATTGAGTCCCAATTTTAGACTCTAGACCAGTAACTAATTCTAAAGTTGCTTTATGTTCTAATTTTAAACCATCATATGCAACTAAATCTTTAGCTATTAATTTTGCTACTTTAGCTGGTAGTACTACTACACTATCTTTATTTGTAGCGGTCTGTGAAAAACTCACTAAGCTCAACATTGTTAAGCTTATCAACAGCATTAATTTTTTCATGTGATTGTTTTTTAATATTGGTAATTGTATTTTTTAAACTATCAGTTTTTTCATCTAAAACAGCTAATTCATGATTCATTGAATCTATTAATTCATCAGATTTTACTAATTCGATGTTTAATGAATCAATTTTTACTTGAGCTGAATCGATTTGGGATTGATATTCTTTAATATAATCTGGTTGTGATGTAGTCCAGAAATAGTATCCAATAACTGCTGCCACTATGATAACAGCTATTGTTATAATTTGTTTTGGAGATATTTTCATATTATTTCTTTTTAGATTCTGGTGCTTGACGGCGTTGTAAATATGGACTAGATGCTACTAAATCTTCAATACGTTTTTCAATATCAGCTTTTTTCTGCAATAATGAACTACTATCATTTTTAGTAGATGATAAATCATCACCACCTTTAGCTATTTTTTTATTTTGTTTAATATTGCTTTCAACATTTCTTAAACGATCTTTTAAATCAAAGAATTTCATCATTTTATCATATTCTTCATCTGAAATCTCTGGTTTAATTACTGGTGCATCTTTCTTAAGTGTTTTTAAAAATCTTGCTTCTGCTTCTTCATCTGATTCTATAGATTTTGATGGTGTTTTTGTAGAGAATTTAGATTTACCAACTAAAAAATCTTCGGCATCACCTGCTTTGAAATATGTTTCTCCATCTTCATCCTCATCTGAAGGTACTTCAGCTTTAGCAGATGTTGCTTGCAATAATTGAGTTCTAATATCAGGAGTGAATGACCAGTTAACACCTGGTGCTGCACCTTTTTCAATATCACTTTTAAGTAATTCAATTTCCATAGGATCTAAATTTTGTTCTTCACCTTTTTTAATAAAGAAATTGATTACTTGTTGTTTCCTATCAGTTTTAAAATCTGATGGGTTGTCAACTCTATCTTGTATTTGAGGAAAGTCAGGATTAAGTTTGTATAATTCTTTAGCTATACGAGCCATTTCGTTAACTGATGACTTAACTGGTACCTTAATTCTAATCTTACTTTCTGTAATGAATTTTTTTAAATCGAAATTATCTGCCATGTTTATATTTTTATGTTTATAAATATTTTAAGAAATAATATCCAATACAGTTTTTATTCTGTCTGATGTTGGACCAACTAATGTTACTAATTTTAATGGATGATAATCATTAAGTAATCTACGGATAGATTCATCTATTTGGTTTCTATATACTTTATTTGTTGTTCTTACACCATTATCTTCAATGTCTACACCTTCTGGTGATATATAAAATACTATATCGTATTCATTTTTTAGAGCCATCGCTGTATCAATATATGATTGTTTTTGATAATCAGGTATTGATTGAGCTTGTTTAGTAAAAGCACATACATCCCATATAGTACGATCAGTTAATACATTTTCTCGTAATACTTCAGTAGCTCGTTCAGCCAAAAATACTAACTGACCAGGCATTGTAGAGTCTGTATTTAATGGAATACCTAAATCTCTTAAATACTTACTACGTTCAGTAGCAATATAGTAATCTTTAAATTCAGGTAATTCTGCTAATGCTTTTACTAATGTAGTTTTACCTACACTCATTGTTCCTGTAAATCCTATTCTCATATTATAATGAACTTTTAAACATTGGATTTTTAGCTGGTGGAATACCATTTGTATCACGTTTAGCTTCTAACCATGAATCCTTAGTGTGTTTTTTACCACAAATCCAATATTCTGATTTACCTTCAGGAGTAATAACTGCTGGACCATCCCAATTATGTAACGCTCCATTAAATAGATAAACAACAGTTCCATCCATTTTTAAATAACGTTTTGTTTCAAACGGTCTTACTTTGCTTTTCTTAGCCATATTTCTTTATGTTTTTATTATATTTAAATATAAGTAATTAATTAAGGTCAGATATTACAAACCACATTCCATTCTATATTGTCGATCATGATGTTCTACTTCTGAATAAACATTTAAGTTTAACCAGGTATTATTCCACGTGTTATGGAATAAGTATTGTTTTGTTTCTTCAGCATCCCAAGCTTTACAAAATTCATACTCTTCTTGAGTTAATACCTCTACGGTATTAATTAATCTTTGATATTCATTATGGTCTTGTGTTGCGTTATAAGTGTCTTGAGTCATCATATATCTTTTAATTTCTTATTATATATAAATATAAGTAATTAATCGCGGTCAATTATTGATTCTGCTACATATATTCCTTGTGCTCCGGATACTGTAATACCACGTGCTGATAAAGCATCGCCTACAAAATGAACATTTGGAAATTCATTTAATGATAGATCTATATAATTAACTAATGGTTCTGGTGATAGATATTTTACCTCAGGAATGTACATTCCCCAATCATCTCCCATTTCAGGAAATACTTTAATCATATCATCAATAAAATTGAGAACATAATCTGCGTATTCACCCATTGCTTCTTTAAATAAATCTAATGAATCAGTAATTTTACAAGTTACTCTTGAATTTTCTGATGTATATGATGGAGTTCTAGTTTTAGAATAAAATAATCCTGTTCCTTCAAATTGTAATTTTTCAACTACATCTCTACTCCATTTGAATGGATCTTCGATACCTTTAATTTCCATTAAGATACCGAAATTAGTCATATTGTTTCTGTATTCTTCACCTTTTTTCGCATGACCATTGTAAGAATGATTTCCATAAGTTTCTTCAACAGCCACAAAGGCAGCATTGTTATTAGTACAAAAGCTACGAAGAGATACACTATCAAACTTCTGGTATAATTTAAAATCATACGATACATCAATTAATTTTTGGAAATATTTTTGTGGTGCTTCAAAACGCACTCCAATTTGAACTGATTTTGCTTCAGTCGGTAATACATATTGTTCAGCTAATTGTTTACCGAAATCAATTCCTGATTTGCCTACTGCAAATATTAATTCATCATATTTTTCAAATACTGAGCCACTTTCATTTAGGAAAACAGATTGATATTCAAAATCAATATCTGTTACTTTAGTATTCCAAATAAATTTAACACCAGCATCAACTAAATATGAATACCATGTTTTAGCAATATCATGTAGATAATTTGAACCAATATGCCATACAGGAAACAAACGTAATCCAAAATATGGTTTAATGAATTCTGGTTCTTCTTGAGGATCAGACATAAATATTTCTTCTGGTTTCGGATGGAAACGTCTAAAGTTACTAATAACTTGGTCCATTAATTCCATTGCTTTTTCTTCACCACAATATTTTGATAATTGACCTCCAATTTCAGTATGATATGTTAATTTACCATCTGACCAACCACCAGCACCTAACATACCTGTCATTACTTCCTCAGGTAAGCGGTTGTGTGGGTCATTTCCCTTGTCAATAATTGT